TTGGCATCGGAGCAAGCGGATTTGTTATGCCGCTTGGAACTTCCCAGGTTATTCCATCATTTGATGCAAGTAATGACGGATTCTCATAATCGTCATTACCGCCCGGATATGGTGTTATACCCATCCAATATTTGTATCCGGCGAAACCTCCATCAATATAAACAACAGACGGATGAACAGTTTGACCACTTCCATCATACGTTGGGGTGGTCAATACCGTAGGCGGACTCCATAGTAATTTTGGTTTGAACCGTGTTATTCGGCCACTAGAACTTTGTCTATTCTCAGATAATATTCTAGTTATTTCTTCCAGCGATGTCGTCCACGCATAAGTTTCAACGGTTTGCACTATCTTGGTCGTATAACCAGCTATACTAATTCCAGAACCAGACGATCCCGTAGCACTCGCCCCGCCGCTAACTAATCTCCTGGTGGTGTTTAAATTTCCACCTGTTGCCCAACTGGTGCCGTCATATTCTTCAGTACTATTCATGATCGACGGGCCACGCCCACCGAATGCAACTGCGTATGAAGAGCATCCACCACAACCATGCTCATAACGAGCTGTGGACAAACTGTTTTTATTTGTCCATGAAGACCCATTATACACTTCGCATGTAGACTGATAAGTAGTGCTGTTCAATCCACATGCAGAAATAGCAGCAGAACTATCTCCACCAGATGCCGGTGATAAAACGGCGAATGTATATGTGGCAGCATTCGCCCAGGTGGACCCATTGAATGATTCTACTGAATCTAGTTTCCCACCGGTGTTGGCACCACCAAGAGTGATCGCATCAGCCGAATCCCCAGATGTACTATGGCTCCACCTGATCACAGACATATCACCGACCCAGGACCATGATGTGCCATTATACGTCATCGCATTTTTTAGGCCCACCGAACCAGTATGACCTCCAGTAACCACGGCATCACTAGCATTTCCAGCATCTCCTGATGCACATCTCGTCCTCACGCTTAAGAGGTTTCCACCAGCACTCCAAGCAGATCCATTCCATTCTCGACATGTGGCATTGGCAGTAGCACCACCACCCGCCGCAAACGCACTGGCTTGACTTCCACCTGCGTTCGGCTGATAAGTAGCATATCCGACGTTCGACCCCGCACTCCAAGTTCCAGCCATTCAAAATCACCTATTGAATGGCACGACCTCAACAGTACAACTCGTGCCATCGGTGTCTTCAGTTGCCACAATCTTTGCGTACGGAGCACCGCATGGCCACATAATCACCCTGGTGGTATCTTGGAGCTGAACTGAGCACGCATTAGCACCATCATACAGATCCATAAAGGTTCCGCCGCTGTTGGCAGCCCCCTGAAGCTTTACAGTCCAGTTGTAAGCTCCGGCCACGGTGATGAACACTGTTATGTAATTGTGCCCACTCATATTTATTTCGTTAGAAGTGGTAGTAGCCGTTACTGCACTCAATCCAAGAGTTGCAGCAGTGATGCGAGAACCTTTCCCCATCTTATCGACATCGATGGAGTCATTGCCGGAGTCCAGGACCTCAGCAAAATGACAAGACACATGCAACCTGCCAAGAGCATCCACCTCAAGAGGTGCATAGTCTCCAGCAGTTCCAGCTATGGCTTCAGCGGTATCCTTTCGCACCGCCAGGACCTGGATACCAGGATCTCCTGTTGTGTGGGCCGCATCCTCGGCTTTGGACAGGGCCGCTATTGTGGCGGAGTTGGGATCGAGAACATGGAGGCGGCCATTGGCATCGACTATGAGAGGGATGTAATCTCCGTCCGTGTCAGCCAGCGCAGCGGCGGTATCCTTTCGGACCGCCAGCAGCATCAGGCCCGTATCGCTTGATACATGGGCCACATCCTCGGTTCGCTCCGCGTCTAGGACGATGATAGACGCATTGACCAGATTCGGGCTGGCCTCCACTTGTTTGGAGGCGGCCTTAAAAGCGGTTCCGTTTGCGTCTTTCAACTCCACATAGTCGTATGCCATTTCACTACCCCCCTATGCTCCCGGTGCCGTCAGGGTAAAGCTGGTGATGGTGATTGGCTGGCCCTCTGCGATGTTGGTGTTCACCAGGGTCAGGTCGCCGCCGCCACCCGTCGCCGTGATGGTGCCCTGTGCGACACAGGTGGTGCCATCGGACTTGTAGAGTCTCCAATGGGCTGCTGTGCCGGCTGCGTCGGCGCTTGCGTCTTCCCAGGTTCCGGCCTTGGCCTTGCTGCCATTCGCTGCCGCGGCCATCCAGTCAGATGGAAGGCTCAGAGTTGCCAGGACTGTCCCAGCGTCTGCTGTATCACAGTCTGCCGGAGCCGCGCCCGTCCTGATCTTCAATACGGCGCTGGTGCCTGCGTAGGTTTCCAGCGCATCGAGGAACGCATTCCTCGTCAGTCTCGAGAATTGTATTGCCATGATTACCTCCTAATAGAGCACCCAGATCTTGGTGATATGCCCGCCCGGAGCTGTATTTGTGTCAATGGTATTAGCAGCCAGGACGGTAGAGGATACAGTCACGGTGGGAGCTGTGGCTTCCCTGGTGCCATCCACCGAGCAATAGACGACCGGGTTGACGGCAAATTTCTTGTTCAGAGCTAGCTTGTCCGAAGTTCCGATATCCACCGTCCGAGTAGTGCCCGATGTGGTGGCATCGATCCTGGTCACGTTCATGAACGCCTTGGTGGTGGTCTGGGCGACAGCGGACGCGGTGAAGGTCAGGTTCTCGGTAATGACCGCTCCCGAGATGTCCAAGCCGGTGAACTTGATCTCGGTTGTGACTGCGCCTGATGGAGTCACTATGAGGCATCGGGGGACATCCGGATCATCGAGGAAGTTCGAAGATCCGACACCAGTAGACCTTATCAGTAGGTTGGTGGTCGAGTTCAGGCTGGCGTTGTTCACGATCTGGTCGGTGTCGCTGGTTTCGGCTGCGGGAATGGTGATAACAGCTCCCACCAGGTTCTTGTTGTAGACTCCGGCCACGTCCGAAGATGCGGCACTGGCGGCACCCATCAGAGCGAGCAGCACCAGCAGAATGGCTATGAATCTCATTTCAGTGGCCTCCAGAGTAGCCAGATAGTACCGGCACCTGCCGTGGTCGATGCACCGACGGCCAGCTTGATTGCGGTGGCGGTGGCGAACGGGATGTTCAGGGCGATAGGATCATGCATGCCTGCCGTCTTGGGGAAGTCGTCGTTCTCTATGTAGGCATCCGGGTCCGAAGCATCCCCGAGGGTTAGCGTGTCGTTAAAGCCTGTGGCGATGTTGACCACGGCGTACTCCAGGATGCTGTTGCCGGGCACGGTTCCTATCTTGAAACTGCCGGGCGTATCGTCAAAGACCAGTTTGGCCTGGTTGGCGTAGAGCTTGTCTGCCATCAGGTTATCGGCCTTGACTGGCCCCCAGATGCGGTCTACTCTATGAGTCAATTGGTGTCACCTCCTCGGGTATAGCCACTATAGCTCCTGAGTTGATCAGGACTTCAATGGTACTTTGTCGCTTCGTCTCGGGCCTGACAGCCATCTTAGCGGCATCTTTCGGGCTGATGATAGAGCCCCGCGTGAACTTGCGCAGGGCTTTGCCATCATGCCTTTCGAATGCTCGCACCACTTTGTAGCGAGTCATCGTTACCGCCTTCAGGCTACCACGTTCTTCATGAACATGCCTGCAGTTTTGGCCATTACCACCGGGCACCAGCACTGGAAGCCCTGGTAATAGGTTGTGTGGGTGTGCAGGTCGGGGACCTGAGAGAGGGCGGTATCGAATCCACCCAGAGGTTCGTTGAAGGACAGGTTCATGCCCGCTAGGGTAGTCAGAGGTCCGGGGGAGGTCACGTATCCCAGCCAGATGTGCTTACCGAATATCCAGTCAAGCGCGACAGTATCACCGGGAGCGGCGGTGTTGTACATGGCTTTAGCCACCAGAACGTTATCGATGTCCAGAGCCTGAGCTATCATCTGCTCGTTCAGCTTGGTGGGGACCTTGTCAGCACCCTGTGGGTTCCTGTAGAGACTGATCAGCTGGTTGTTGATCCTCATCTCCTCATAGGCCTGCTCGCCTATGACCATCGTGTTGGGCATCAGACCACAGGCCTTCTTGATAGCCAGCTTGGAATCCTTGAAGACACCCAGAGGATCGCTGTCCGCGTCGTTGAACTGCCTGATAGTCTCGCCTGTGGTGATCTCTCCAGGAGTCCAGGTCTCACCGCTGCCAGTTCCAGTGACATCGATTCCCCAAACAGACTCCTTGAAGTAGCTGTTGGCGATGACCAGCTCCTTATTCAACTGGAGCACGTCAGTAACCATGTTGGTTGTCGCCTGCTCGATGGGGTAGCCCTGGTCGGCCACGTAGGGGATATCAGCCATCAGAGGCATCTCGAAGGCATACCGTCGGCACACATACGAGCCGGGGGTATCTACCTTGAGTTCTCCCTGGGGCGGGATGCTGCCGGGTCTCCACTCACCTGCCTTGTTGGTAAAGTGATTCTCCATAGCCCACTTGGGATAGAGACCGGCTATCTGGTTCACCGATATCATGGGGAACCATTTATCAGCCACGAAGTTTGTGGGTTCCTGCCTGTAGGCGAGAGACCACTCCGATTCCAGCCGGGCTACGTGGATCTGTGAATAGTCCAGGCCCTTGTTAACTACCTGCTGGGCCAGGGATGCTATAGTTTCTCTGTAATCCATGAATCATCACCTCAAATGTTCGCCTGGTACGTGAACA